TTGCCTTGTCGAGCTCCATGTCTCCTTCTTTGAGCATCTCGATGATTTCAAATAAGTGATCTCTTAGGTCTTCGATTTTATTGCGTGCCATAATTTATTTAGTGTTTTAATTGTTTCGCGAATTGGTTGAGGATATTTTGTTATTGTGTTGCGCTGCATGTTTTCCACTTTCGTGATTGCTTCCAAGTTTTCTATCTCGAAATTTGAGATGTTTTTATCTCGGAATGTGACAATCATGTGCGGCTCAAGAGTGCCATGATGCTGTTCGTAGATGTAGCGATGCTTGAGTACCCACTTGCGAGGATCGGCAATCTTTATGTAGGTGTATCCATCTTCATCGATGCGCTCTGATGCAACAGACTTGTGGTTATGCGGCACAGTGCCCTTCTTGAATCTTGTCTCTTCGCCGCCTATCTGCAAGCCTTTCATCCCCTTGTTCCAAGGCACATTGCCCTTTGTGAACTGCGTGCCGACATTGCCTTTCTTGAGTCTGCCGCTTGCTTCTGTTGCTAGGTACTCTGGAGTCTTATGCAATTGCAGTGCGAAGGCTTTGGCATAACACTGGGCAATTGATTTCCCAGTGATGAATGCCACCTCTTTTGTCGAGCGGTGCGGATAGTACTCAATCAGCAACTCGGTCTCTTGCAGTGTCCAGTTACAGCGACTCATAATACTCGCGCCCTCCTTCATCGCCTCCTTGTGATGACGGCCTTGGAAACCTGTCGATGATTGCCTTTTGCCCATCGTGATAGCCATTGGAGTAGGCTTGGATGATTGCTTCTTTTACCTTGGCTTCCATCGTGTCATTGTCTGCTTCTCGCGGATCAATGATTGCATCAAGGTAGCGGTTGAATTGCGTGAATTCGTAGTGGATGTTATCGAATGGGCTCATCGGATTACTTGTGTTTTAACTTCTGTTAGTTCAATGCCGCGTATCTCTGCGATGTTGGTAATCTCCATTGCTTTTGGCAACTTGCGGAGTAACTCTGCAACGTCAAACATTTCTGCTTGCATCAGTGTCCAGAGCAGTGTCATCCAATCTACCTCGCCAACTATCTCCGCTTTCTTTGTGATGCGAATGTTCTTGGTATGGTCGAGCTCGAGTGTGGTGGTGGTTGTTGCATCGGTAAAGTTGGCGAAGATATCCGACACGTCACTGCTGCTTGCCGACATCAGCGCATCGGCTGCTTGCTGTGCAATCTTCGCATCTGCCTCTGCCTTCTTAGCTGCAAGCTCGTTGGAGTAGTCAATCATCATCTGCTTGCGCTGCTCGATGTAAGCCTTAAGCGAAGCGGTGGCATCGCGTTCAACATCCATTACTGATTTCTTGTAGGCATCGAGTGGAAGCGTGACCATCTTGCGATTTATCTCGATGTGCTTTATGGCATCATTTGCCGCTTTTATTGACTCAGCACTCATGTCGTATGTGAGCTTGTCTTCGATGATTTGTGGTGCGCCTTCAATCATGCTCTGAGCACGAAGCACCTCGGTGGAGTTTAAAGCTTTGTAGAACTCGGAAATGTTCTCTATATTAGCGGCGTTCATAGTGTATGTATTAGTGATTGTTTTTAATTAGGGCCGGCTTACCACCGGCCCTTGTTATTTTAGAACGGGAAACCGTCATCTTCAGTCTCAACCTCAACCTCTGGAGCAAACGATGTCACCTTTGGAGCAGGCTTGCTGATTCTCGCAATCCACTCATCAGACATCTTGATTTTATCTTGGATAAACTCTGGCAGCTGAGCAAAGATTGAATCATCATGCTCCTCGGTGTTGTAGCAAAGCGGAGTGTTGAATGATGGAGGGCAGACTAATCCTTTCGGCACTGGAGAGATTCCAATGATGTTGGCATAGGTCATGTCGCCCTTAGTCACATGTGTTAAGTTAACCATGCAAGGCTTTCCAAGTAGCGTGAAGATATCGAAGTTTCCTGCGATCTCGTTGCTCATCTTTTTGCCTGCCCATGATTCGATATCTCTGCGGAGCACAGCCTTCTCGTTCATGCTAAGGTTGTAGATGCTGCGAGCATAGAACGGCTTTTCTTCGCCGCCTTCCTCGAATGCGTGCGTTTCAGTCGGCAGTTCAAAGATAAACTGCACTTTGCGTTTTTTGCCTGGAAATTGTCCTGTTTGCATTGTAGTTCCTAGATCTACGATTTGGTAACATCTTGCAACAAACGCTCCTTCTGGTGCGATTGCTCGGGAGGTGTTATTCCCGCTTGGTGCTTTTAGGCCCATAGTTTAATTTAGAATTGAGTTATTAATTGATTGAATGATACTTGAGTATTGTGCAGTGTCTTTTGGTACATCTTGAAGAACTCGCCAACGCTTGATGGATGATAAGTGCGAACCGATTCATGAAGCCCTTGAGTCATTTCTTTGGAGTATTGGCGGACAAGCACCAAGGATGATTTGTCGCATCTCTGAAAGAGCCCTTGGTGGCAACCGTCTTGCACGATTGTTAGCATGATGCCTGATAAATGATCGTAGTTGAAGTACTGCGTTGAGTCGTGGGATTTGAAAAAAGTGTTCATAGTAAAAGAGTAAATGATTGAATGATTAAATTGATTTGAATTCTTTGAAGTATTTTATTTGTGAGATGATCCATTCTTGCGAATAATCATTTTCATCCCACCAAAATTTAGTACCTTTTAATTTTTCTTCCCAGTACCAAATGGCATGATCTACATGCCGTACTATATTTTTTTGCTTTTGTGATTCCATTATTAAAAGAGTAAAAAAGTAAATGACTGATTGATTGGTAGGGCAAATGTATATCTTTATTTTGATTGCGCAATAGATAATTAATTTAAACGCAATTATTTTCTACCTCGCAATGCAAGTGCTTGATATTTAACCCAATAAAATTCCTACTTTTTTCCTACAGATGTCACTGCCACACCAATCAACACACCAAATCCCAACTTAAAGGCAGTTGTCTGATGCCACTTTTTATCCTGCTTGATGTAGATGTTATCCATTCCGGTGATGGCCACATTAGGATTGTCGACTCTTAGGCGGACCACCGTATCCTTCTTCTTAAGGAGTCGATTTACTAAGCCAGTGCGCATGGTATCACCAACAGCATAGGTGAACTTGGCAGGGATCACTATGCTGTCGAGCTGCAACCATCCAAGGCGGTTGATTAAGCCGCCAATTGTATACCACTCGGTCTGCTTAAGGAATGGCTTTGGCAGTTGGATGTATGGCTTGCCTTGCACCATTACTGTATCACCTAGCTTAATCTCCGTTTTGATCACTGTCCTGGTCTCAATCTTAACCACCTCACTTGCGTTCTTGACTTTTACTTCGAGCTCTGCAATCTGTTGCGCTTGCTTTGCCGCATCAGAGTGCGCCTGAGCGATTATCTTGCGCTGTGAAGCAATCACTATGCTGTCCTCGTACATCGTGTGCTTAAGCGTATAATCTGACTGCACCCCATCAGAGTTGCATTTGATTAGCACTAATAGTATTGCAATGAATACCCCGAGAATAATTATTTCATATCGTACAGATGCCATCTTTTATAAGTTTTATAAGTGTTTGCGATGATTCCCAAAACAATCGTTTATCCTTGAGCTCCGCTTGTAGTATCTGCAATGCGACACATACAGGCATGCCGCGCTCAATCACGTACCAAGCAGCAACCTTAACCAGTCTTTCATCTGCTTGCTGATCCGTCATAACTCTCGAGCTGCTTTCTTGATGAGCACCTTGATAGCATCATCGAGCTTAATCACTGATGTGTTAATCATCTTAAGTAGGTCACGCTTCTCGTTGTCATTTGACATAGGATGGTTGAGCATCAACTGCACAAGTCCAGATATGTTGGTGAGTGGTTGCCGTATCTCATGGCTAAGCATGAAGCGGAATTCCTCAAGTAGCATGCGCTGCCGCTCGTGATCATGCGAATTTATGGATGTAACATCGACAATCTGGACACCGATGAAGTGGAGCGTGTCCTCAATTGCAAAGCAGTTCCATACGTTGTATCTATCTGATGTGTTCTTCTGGCGAGTGCGAGCATAGACACGCGATGGCTCAGGCGAATGCTTGCGAGCTGTCTCGATGGCTTTTATAAAATCATCTTTGTCACCTTCGATGCTTATGATTTCGCCTATCTTACTAGGCTTGATGTGGCTTGAGTAATTTTTAAACAGCTCATTGCTTGAGACAATAAGCCCATGCTCATCAGTAACCACATAGAATAAATCTATGCTATGCTCTAAGATGAAGAGCGAAGACATGTAGAGAGTTCGCTGTAAAGATTAGACCATGCGCCCATCGAGCTCCATGCCCATTGCGCTGTGAGGTAGATTGTAAATGTTAGCAGCATGCCCATTATAGGGGCATCCATTGTTGGCTTGTACTCGGTGAACTCAGTGCGCGGCTTGATAATGATCTTTGCCTCTGGCTTTGGCGCAAGCAAGAATGCAGATGTGCTCGGTTGAATGGTGTCGCTTGCGTAGGTTTGCTGCATAAATATCGGCTCTGGCATTGGCTCAATTGGTGGTAGCTCGTAAGTTTGCCCCCATTGGTTAGTGCAATAGTTCCTGCCAAAGATAGTGAATTTCTCCATTGACTGATAAATCACTTGCGGCTTAACCTCTATGCGATGATGATGCGTATGGACCTTGCAGCCAATACCCACCACGCAACCCTCATCGAGGGTAGTGATCACTTGTACTGAGTCGATGCCGTCATCCATTGTCGTTGCTTTTAGGTATGTATCCTGCGGCTACCATTGCGGCCACAATTGCTGCAAGTGTTTCTGTTGTAATCTGTTTGAAGATTAACGCAAAGACCGAACCGAGTATCACCAAGGAGCCAATCGTTGGCCTCCAGTACTTAAGCAGTATGTCAAGCACTTGCCTTGGTTTGCTAACTGGTTTACTTGCCATTGCCCCACATGAAATTAAATGCGTAAGATGTTTTTAATTTTTCCTCAAACTGCTCAAAGGTTAAGTCCATCTCGTCAAGCATAACAAATGGCTCTGTCTTATGCCTTGCCAGGTAGACCTTATACAACCGCTGCATAATAAAGTTGCGCCTCTTTCTTACGTCTTCTTACAAGCCCAGTCACAACTTCGCCGCCTGCTCTGTTCCACTTGAGGAACTCAGCTGCAATTCTCGGATCGTTTGGATTGGCTTTTACAAACCTCAACAGCTGCGACTTGGCAAGGTTGCCTGCGCCCAGGTTATAGGTAAAACTTACAAGCGCATCAAACTGATTTTGATTCACCTTGGTGGTGTTAAGAAGTCCAAGCACGCTGCCCTCGAACTCCTTAAGGTGATCAATAAGCATCTGATTGGCTTGCTCTTTGGTTATGGTCTGACCGAGCTTCACCTTGCTGCCGTCATGGTAGTAGGTTGCGCCGTAGCCAATGGTCGGCACTCCT